ATTTTGTTAACCCTGAGCCAGTGTTGGGGGGAATCCGGTAGGTATCCCGCACTGCGCATCAGACTCGACAAATAAAGTTGTTCTCACCCATGACGTTGAGCATACGTGTTCTACAAAAACATCGTACATTGGCATCATGAGCCGTAAGAAAATAATACAATATCGTATTAATTTACTTCAATTACCATTGTCTTCTTAAAGTTGTCCTAGATCGAGAGCCGTCAGATATAACGGTCAGGCCCCTTTCAAATTCAGGTTTTGTGGTACCTTAACTCCACCTCCCGAAACTAGTTCCAGAGCTTTAAGTAAGCTGATAAATGGCGATTTGTAGTCTTTTCATTCTCGCTAAAGTCTAGACGAGAAAAGATTTGCCAACTGAACAATCGCCAGATGGTCTTAACTCCTATATATGAATCCGCCTTAGGTCAGGCTGAAGTGTTTACTTGTAAACAACATAAAATCAGATAGTTTAAAATTTTGAATGAACTCACTATCACTGCAGCAGACACTTAGTGCCTCATCAGTTTAAGCATGAATAATTAAATCCACAACGAATTCTGTGCAGTAGTTACATGGGAAACTTTACTTGTAAATGTTTGCCTTAAAATCAATTCAAATGAAATTTAATAAACATCAGAATAGTGCAGCAGACTCTGAGAGCCTCATCGGTTTCACATCGCTCTTTGTAGCTCAATAATGATTCCATGCACTTGTTATATAGTAATTTTAAGCAGATTACATACTGTTTTAGATCTCAATTTTTTGTGCCGTCTAATAGCCCATCCAATTTTACAGATTAGAAAACTGTTTTAGATCTCAATTTTTTGTGCCGTCTAATAGCCCATCTAATTTTACAGATTAGATAACTGTTTTGGTTTATAAGAGAAACTTGAGAAGAGATTTCACTTTCTGCTCAATGAAGAGAAATAAACCACTCTTTATTTTTTGGTTTACAAGAAAAACTCGAGAAGAGATTTCACATTCTGCTCAATAAAAAGAAGTAAACCACTTTTTGTATTCCAGTATTCAAGGTCTGTGATAGAGCGTCAGCTGTTCCTCATTATGGCTTCTTTAAAGAAACTAGAGTGCTTGATCTACTTTAACACCTACAATGCTTTTCTTCCAACAAAAGATTGCAGTTGTAACACCAAATCTGATATGCCCCACAACCGGGCCAATATCGGCAACTATTAATGAACGTGATGTCAACACTACCACAACGATGACAGTGTTTGACAACAAATCCAGAGCGCTCGACGATTTGCATCTCGGCACTTCTCACTAACAAAAGCATCCAACAATTAAGGTCCATGGTGCAAATTGGACCATACAGATGTCGGTCTGACTCGTTGAACCCCATCTAAAGTTCGAACGGGTATACTTTACGCACACACTTTTTAGTAATTTTACAGAGGTCGGACTAATTGTTTGACTTGTTAAAGTATATCCCAATAAAATAAATATTTTTGTATTTTTGTTTTGAAGCTTCCCTCTCCAAGTAGGTATATTTCAGATCATGTTTTTGGTGATGAGAGAATGTTAAGGAACTCTTCCGATCGTTGCTCATCTTATCAGAATCGGTTTATATTAATATATATATTATAAAATGAAAAGAGAAAAAGAAAAAGAAAAAAGAAAAAGAAAACAGAGAAAACATTAATAAGGTAGAACCAATGTTGATATTTGAAAAACATCAAGATAATCAAATACCACCATTGCCGGGCTCTAGAATCCCTATTAAGTCTTCATATAACAAACTTATTTGATATTTTTATTTTTATGTCTCCTCCTTGCCTTAGGTATAGGAGCTCATTTATCCTCCACGATTGGCCTTCGCGAGCTTAAATTTTATATTTTGTAAAATGTAACAATAAATCAATAAAATCACGGACCGTCAGGCCAGCCAAAAATGTTATGTTTAAAAACATTTTGTTCTTTACTTTCAGATATATCTGGACCATTGAAAGTTCCCAAGAAATTATTGATCTCTTGTTGCATTTTAACATTTTCTGGTGTTTTTGTACTTTTATGTTGAAGAAGTACGTTCTCAAAGAGGGGGGAAATGTCCTCCCGAGTGGTACAAACTTCGTTTTCACGGAATTCAAAAAGAACTTTAGAGGTTTTAAAGTGTTCGGGAAATCGACAGTCATCATAGAGATTTCTGACAATTACGTTGGTTACACGAACATCCCATCCCCTCTCAAGTTGTATACGATTCTTTCGGAAAAAACGGAGTGAAGCATCAATGTAACGATTAGTCAACTCCTGTATCACATACTCATAGGTAACTTTTGCAAGGCGCTCATCTCCAATATGGCAGGCTTTTCCTTGAAACTCTTCAGGTTTGTCTTCCATCGCTAGGGTACCGAGTTTTACGTCTTCTGTACTGTGGGACGTATTTACACTAATGATTATCAGACCAACCCTCAGGAGCGTTCAATTCTAGCCAATTGATATATTCAAAAATATCATCAGCACCGCTTGTAGCTCTAAATCTTTTTCTACGGTGTTCAACAGAGAAATGTGGGTTAAAATTTTGAAGTTCTTCCCAACGGACAAAATCCCTCTCAAATTCTTCATCAAATTGGTTGCGATCAAGACCAAAACGTATGAAATCTTCTAACATATACTCTTCATCATCTCCGTAAGGATCTTCATCATATTCGGGACCAAGTATGATAGCTTCACGGGGAGGAACGCGCTCAGCAGCAATTGCTCTGGCTCTTCGAACCTGATTGCATAGTATGGCAACTATACAGATATTCATCGGTGTCTTTTACGTCCTGCGATGCGTCGGACGCATTTTGGTGTGTTTTAAATTTCGCTATGTTAATATCCCCAGCCTAAACATTAACAGATTCATTGCATTAAAGAAAGGAAAAGGAAAAGAAAAGGAAAAGGAAAAGAAAAGAGAGAAAAGAAGAACAAAAAGAAAAACGGTATTGTTCTGTTTTACTAATATGGTCACAAAGGTAAAACTCAGAAAACCCTTTTGCGCCTATAAAAATTACTAATAAAAGAACGTTTGAACAAACAAAAGAAAAAAGAAAAACTAAAAACGAATAGAGTCAGCACTGAAGTTTGACCAGTGTGACGTAATTTTTGACAATCGATACTCAAAAGCTGAAGCGAAACGTTTGGGTTTGAGATTCACTACAGTATTGACGTATTTTCGAAGCGGTCTAGGTATTATATCTATGAAAGGGACAATAATGTTAACTTCATCCTTTTCATTAAATCTGAGATCATGATATATCTTCATCCACCATGTTGACGGTATACCAACAAAAGAAAGTTGATTACCAACACAGTTTTGAGCTACATACTGTTTAAGATCAAAATGTAACTCCTCCGATATTTTCGAATACTGAGATATATCTATCTTCTTTGTGATCTTATTTCCCAGATCTCTGTTCTCCACATAATACCTCTGTGCAACAATAAAATCGGAAACTTCTTGTTGCGAAGAGACAACTATCCGTTCAACATTAGAATTGATAGAAATCTCGAAGCCCTTCAAAGAATTATTATTTTGCTCAGAGAGTTTCTTATCACTGAACTTTTTGTCATACTGTAGAATATAGACCCTTGAATAATTATTACGATTGATACAATCAGGATGCCACGTCAGATAAATATGATTAGCTCCTGATATATTCTGTGCAGCTTTACGGTGCATAGCATTTACTTTATTCCAAGCCTCTATACGACTAAGAGACTCAAGTATGCTATAATAATTTGAAACATATTTTTCACCAACAACATCCGGATCAAATACAACAACGTTATCAGAATTAAAACTCTTTCCACCACCAGACGGCACGCATATAGCAATAGGTTTCAAAGCTTTGGGTTTTCTCGAATTATATTGTGTAGCCTCATTTTCAATCCTTTGCACGGATTGAGAAGGAGTAATTACAATATTGATCTTAGGCTCTTTGTGAACTAAAAGCGGTGTTGCCTTATCAACTGCTGGATCAAAAAACATTCTATCTTCTTTGTGAACTAAAGTATCTTCAAACTCCTGTATCCTCTCTACAGTTAAACGCTGGAATACAGGATTAGACAAAGTTCGAATATTTAGAAAATCCCTAATCTCACGTTCTTCTTTGATTAAGTCCTTACCTAATTTATACGCGATTGAGGACACAGGTAAGATATCTCCTTTTATGGGATAGAAAAGAAGACTAGGGATTCCATTATTCTTAAAAATAGAAAACCGCTTGCATAATAAATCACACAGCGGAGTCCAGCTAGTTGTCTGCTTTATAACAAGATCTCTATTAACAGAAGAAAACCCATCAATATATACAGCTTTGAGAACTAACAGATCATAGTACCTATTGATTTCACACCAATGATGTGCCATCATTATACCAATTTTGTTATTATCATATCTCTCTACATCTACCAATGCACGTTTCAAAACACTGTCACGTGTTATGTCCACGGACAATCCCAATTTATTTTTCATATGAAATGGAAAAGAAACTGGATCCCTAAAAACATAGACAGAGCTTTCACAATTAGAATATATGTGGTTAATAAAAGCCCTCTGCACATCGGGTTTCCAATTTCCTCCCATACTTCTTCTCCAAGCGACAAATTTCATGTACTCATCGTGGTTGCTTTCATTCAACGATTCGTAAAACCATTCAACCAATAACACTTCATCAACAACACGATATGACTTTCTCTCAAGAGAAATGTTTCGATCACAATTTACAACAACGTGTTGTATACTACGTTTTTTATTATTATTTATCTGATATATCTCACGGAGCAAGTCGTTGCGAGTTTTACGATTTAATTCCTTTCTTTGGACCTCACGGGTTTGAATAGCTGCTTCAAAACATACATCATCAAAACCGGTTCTTCCGACTATTTCCAAACCCATGATGTTTGCTAAACGGTCTGACTGAACTAAATAGATTTTGTTCCCAAGGTCTTTGAGTACACCATGTGACCACGAGTTAAAAAAAACGTTAAACTCGGGGTGCCACATGTCAACTCCAAGATCGGGAATATCTAATTTTTTGAAAGGAAAACCAGATTTTTCCCATTCGTCATCAAGATCACATACAAGACCACCATATTTCCTCCTTTGCATTCCCTTACCAGAAGCAGGAAGACCCACTATAGCATAAGGTTTTTTTAAACTAGAACACAGACTAAAGACACGATCGGCTACAGTCCCATAATAGTCCGGTCTCTTAGCTGGCGCCATATAATGTGCTTTAATATAATTGAAAGATTGAATGCGTCTTTCAACAAGTTTCTTTTTTGCGATAAACCTCACGTATAAGAAACTTCTCAGAGATGTGTACAAGCCATTGATTTTGTTGGCAATTTTATTAAAAAAAGTGTTCCCCTTGACGGACTCGAACCTTCCGAAAGAGGTCTGTTCAAATCTACCAACGTCATCAATGATCACATCTGGAGTATTCAACATCGCATATTTAGTCAATAAAGCACTCAAATTCTCTGTAGGTTTCATTACATAGACCTTCTGGAATTCTTCATCTTCGTATTCAGAAACAAAACGAGCCACATCATTTGCAGTCGGTCTCCAATCCATGCCCTCAAATACCTGCTTAGCAATCCGTTCATCAGTTAAATCCAAGAAAGAAGAATCGTCAATCTGCTTTCCGTGAATATCAGACAATATTTTATTTATTTTATCCATAGACACTTTAAAAGGCGGTCTATTTTGGCCCCGAAGTGATACCATCTCAGAATCAAATACGGCATCAGAAGAAACCCCACTGCGCGCAAGCACAAGCAAACAAAAAGTGTTTACAATGGGATTATCTCTGTACTGTAAAAGGTAAGAAAACAACCTAGAAGCCAAGACTTCTTGATATTTCTTTGACCCTGCGCGATAATCAATTATGAGAGACATTTTCGGAAATATTTCCCGTAAAGGTCTCAATGCACAAAATACATCTTCTCCCAAGGCATTCTTACATTTTGCATATGCATGGGAAAGATATCTACTATCTAAAAGATCTACTCCTAACCGTTGTTCATCAGGATCGAGTTTTATCCCGGTGTCTAACCAAGATTTGCAACCCTCAGTCATGAGTAGATCTATAAATGAAGCCTCACCTATGACAAAAGAATCATCTCCCTCAACATGGTACCATATAACATTATACACATCATCTACACAGAACCAAATGTTCCCGAGAATTTCGCGTTGCACATAAATCACACGATACTTTTGTAAAGCATCATTGACATTTCCATTGCCACCGCTGGTGTTGAAAGAACCTGATTTTCTCTGCCCAATAAGTTTGTGAACAACACCCTCAGGGTTGATCATCCACGTAAAAATGTCAGACTTGAAAACCCGTCTAAAAGCCATGCGGTGTTCTGGAGCTACAAGACCCTCTAATACCAGATACTCATACGTTAAAAAAAACGTAGTACACGTGGTATCATAAGCCTTATAGTCACCAGTACCAACTTTAACATTATCTTTACCATATCGTTTGTGTGCTTCAGCAATTTCCGAATGTAACAACTCAGAAACTTGACATGGTCTCAATGCATTAGTCATCTGTTTCAGTGGTCTCTCGTCTAACTTATCATAATGATAATGCAAGTCATAAATACGAGAGAACATCCAGATTTCCCAAGTACCAGCAATTGCGTTTAAGCACTGGATAAGCCGAGGACATAACTCACCGCCAATGAAACGACTAGAATCAGGAATGGTCTCGACTTTATTGAAAAGATGTCTTTCCCTTTCAGGCATAGCATTTTCATCATGCATCTTTTCATTGTATTCGTTTAACAATTGCCAGAATTTTGGATCTTGCATTGCTTCACCAAGTTTCATTCCCGGAAACAGTTTGTTACAAGCCTTTGTCATTGTTCTTTGGTTATTCACCTTTGATATTAACTCTTCCTGCGTGAGAGGAGTTATATATCCGTGTTCGTCTATGGCACCACGTTTTCGGAGTTCATCCCATTTCTCAGTAATACACTTCTGACGAATCTCCCTAGCACGATGCAAAACAATCTCTTCCCATATTTTAACCTGGGAAGGCGTCAATATTTTTCCGGAATACTCTCTCCCCATACGAGTACCAATTGAAATCACACCAACAAAGTTGGCTGGTGAAGATATAGCCACCCTACTCTTGACACCCAGAAAGAAATTCCAGAACCTGTGAATAATTCCAACACGACTACCTAAATAAGAAGCATTGGAATACCATTCCTGGACTTGACATATAGTTGGAATGGTTGCTCGATAACCTTTAACATCTACGAGATGTAGGTTTTCCTTTAAACAAGCTTCCAACCAGCCGTCTCTCATACTCACAGAGAGGATATCCCAGAGTCCTCTGCCGAAAACAGATCCATATTGAAAATTTAAAATAGCTTTGAATTGTTCAATCAAAGCCTGATTATCAACAGAAGTCCAGGTTTCAAGTTCTTCAATAAATTCTTTCATATTGTCGTGAGTAAGAGGTCTACCAGTAATCTCAATTGATCTCCTCACTTCTTCAATTATATGGGGGTCAGAATACAACTTTTCTGTGGTTTTCCACATTTTTTTTCGTAGTTCACTCACACCACGATTCTTCGACTCTAAAAACGTGTTGACATAATTAATGTCAAAACGACACATCACAGATGGTAGAGTCATTTTCTTATATTGAATCATCTGAACCTGTCGCCAATAGTAATCTGTAGTCACTATTTGTCGATTTGGTTCTTCATAACCACGGAAACATAACCAAGCTTCAGTAGATTTCAATGAAATAAACGGATTATTACATGCAAATCCCTTTTTGAAAAATTGTTGAAGCTCGGTTAAATAGCCAATGGCTTTCTCATCCAAGAATGAACAACGCCGCATTAAGAAAGTACCACCAGGCTTAAGCAATTTCGGTAGTGCTTGAATCAAATTGTACAATCTAATATTCTCAACATCACAATCGAAATTGCGGTCAGTAGTTCTAACTTTCTTTTCACCCTCATCATAACGTGAGGGAAGAGAAAATACAACGTAGTCCATCCTCTCATCGACAATAGTTCCTATAGGATTACCAAACCTCAGATATGTGGCAACAGTTCCAAAGAAACCTTCCTCACCGAAAGTTTTCACACGATTCAATATATCCGATTCTAACATCATCGTGTCAGGATTAATCTTTCCAAAATCATTTACAAAATTCTCAATCTTATCAACAAAAACACGTTCCAGATGTTTCAATTCACACATCCGGTAGTCAGGGATAGCCACATAGATTTTTTCAGAACATTTTCCGTAAAGGATCTTCTTCACGAAGTCTATGGCCTTGGCATAATTACCAATTTCCCTAAATCTTGAAAACGTTTTGAAATCGTCATCATCAACGTATTCTCTCCAGGAAACTACAACATCGCGATTGATTCTCATAAATATATCTATGTCCTCGACATCATCAAACGGAAACTGAACAAAACGACATCTGGTGCCGACAATTTCATTTGCATCAATATGCTGAATGACGTCGGATGCAGTTATACATTTTTCATCAACATTCCACTCAATTCCAACATTCTTAATCCTTTTAATCTCTTTCAAATCTTCGTCCAACGGTTCAAAATGAGACCTATCCAATTGGTGGACATTGAATATTTCGGTAGAACTTCCAGTATACTCTAGCATCGATCTGGTGAAACCACCACGACCAGCAGTGAGGTCACAAACTCTTTTACAGTTGATAGGCTGTGTGTTTGTGCAGGTAGCAAAGATTGAATTTGCTACGTAGTAGTGATTTGGTCTTTTTGAACCAGAAAAATGGTTATAAGCTACCGGTTTCTGGATAAGACCATTTTTCCCGTCCTTTATGAATTGATCAACTACATCAGACGGTTTTTGTCCAGCACAGCTAGTAGTACTAATCAAATTTTCAGTATACTCCTGTTTAAAAATGTTCAAAGCAAGATCTTCAGGAGTTACACCCTGTATAATGTGTGCATTTACAATGGCACTCCTAGCTGTATCATAAGTCTCAATCCTTTCATCTCTTCTTCTATCACCAGCCCCGTGTCCAGCCTTTGCACGTTTTTTAAAAATATTAGCTTCAATTTTAGACAAAATACCAGCATCCTGCATTTTTTGGATGGAATATCGTGGAATGATAGTTGTTTTAGCGACATCTGAATACATGTTAGCCCTAAAACACCAATATGCACGTTCAGTCATTTCCGTTTGCATGTTATCAGGAACATTGAAAAAATTCTGTGCTCCCGGTCTTCCATGTGATGTCCCCTTATTATAAAAATAGATCTTTTCGTTCAGCCTAAACTTAAAGGACTTAGAAAACAAAAGATCTCTCAGAGCCAACTGCTTGTGTTCATCTACCAGAGAATAAACCTCAGCAGTAATGACTTGTCGCACCTTAAATAAGTCGGGGCTATCACTATACTTCTCAATCGGAAACAATTCTGTGAGATTTGGTTTGTCGAATGATGTCTGTTGATAGATCATAGAAATAGAATCTCTTCCATTTATATAATCTAGGTAAAAACCAAGAGACGGTACCGCTTCACCAAAATCAATCTCACTCAGATATTTCCATTCCCAAGCACTATGTTTTGGGAGACCGAGACCAGTATGATATTCAATTTTATTCATCTGAATATCTTTCGCAGTAACTTCATAAACACACTTTGGATCATATCGAGTCCCCTGGTTGACACAAAACAATAACTTGTGATCTGTGATGTATCCGCCAGTTTCTTCATTGAACTCTTGGTACAAATATTTTTCCAGAGATTCTCCATCATCCACCTTACCAGCAGGATTCTGGAGCTTTCCCGGTTGCTCTAGACGTAAATATTCCTCTTCAGTAGAATACAACTTGCGTTTGGCAATTCTTAAATAATTGGGATCTCTCCGATTAACAAGAATTCTTCCGTTCTCATCTTTACAAATAGCTATAACAATAGGTATTTGCTTTACAGCCGGCTCAAGTCCCAACTTTTTAACAGCAAATGGGACTCTCTGAGAAGTTGTATGTGCCCCCGGCATAATGAGACGCATCTCAGTATGAGTCTTTAAATTTGCTGCATCCCACAATGTGGTTGCCTGAATGAAATTCATAAAGCAAAATAAATAAAAATTTAACTGTTCCTCAGTGCACCCAGAAGACAATCTGTGTGAAATAAACCAATTAAATAAGACAGAAGCGAACAACATCTTAAAGTTTGCACTAGATATTGCTATTGCCGGTATAATAAAACACACCATAGACACCAAAATCTGTCCCTCCTGTTTCTTTTTCTTCACGAAAGTACCAGAATCATCCAGATCCGCATTCATTACATATTGATCCATAAAACCAGTAGCTCTAAAAAATAATGTCAGAATACATAAGAACGGCGAAATCATTAGATACACAGCTATCAAAATATACTCATCAAATTTAGCTGTTGTGATTTTCTTTATGGGATTGTCACAACCAAAAAGAGCTTTGTAATACATATTTTCCTGACCATCCTTGGTTTTAGCGAACAATCTAGCGTTTAGATCTGCTTGCTTTCTGGCATAACCATACGAAGCTTTATAACCGAGTAATCCAGAGATTGCACAAGTCAGAGCTGTAACACCCGGATTGTTAAATATCTGGATTACGTTGGCGGTAGTTTTTGGAGCAGGCATTGACCTATCCATGCCTTTGAAAAAACCATCTTCATCTCCGTCAGTTATACCAAAAGTCTTCATATAAAAATAATATGAGAAATTCGTTAAAACCAAGATAGCCAAATAATCAGGCAAACACGTGATATTAAAGAACCATAAAGCCTGGTTCAATGACTTAAAACTTCTCGTGGAACAGATCAACATAAAAAAGAGCAAGTAATAGAAACCCAATACAAGAATGATGTGGAGTAAACTAAGAAACGTGTTTCCTCCAGAACCAATGATGGATCTCATGGAAGTTTGTTTTAGACCGACTTCCATATCGTTGATTGCATCAACAAGATCTTCTTCGGATTGGACTTTATGTATCACAGAACCCTTTTTATCAACGGGTTTGAAGTTGCTCCAACTATTCTTGTTAAATTTGTTAAGCTCAGCATTGTCATGTTCTGCCTGTTCTGCAGACTTTCCAAGCTGTATAGTCCTGTAAGCATTCTTACTCGGTTTTAATTTGCCTATGTTCTGAACCTTAGCAGCAATAGCTGCATCATTATACTTGTCTTCATCAATCTTCACCGCTACGAATTCACCACTCTCATCCACATGATAACTTTCATGATCCGCCTCCCTGGCATATTCAGCGAATTCAGTTTCAACAACACTATATTGAACATCAGCCAATTCACTGAAGTTTTTCTTGTGCAGATCCATTGAATCCAGAAACTGCTTATATACGCCATATTTCCTCAATGTCATTAGACCATATTTGATCGGATAACGATGTACAATACGAGTACAATTCTGTCTCTTCTTCGTTATCCATTTATTCGATATCCAAGCCCAAAGTGCCAATAACACACCAGTTGTGGCCGCTCCAAGCATGAACATATCAGTTATCATTGAAGTCCGGACCCACTGCATTTCAATGGCTTTGGAAGGGGTACACGGTTTCACACAGTCCTTTAATGCATTGTTTAAGAAATTTTTCTCGAAATCTTTTAGACAATTTTTGTGGAACATTCTGCGGAGATCTTTATTGATAAAAGTATCGCTAACAAGATCTTTTCCATCTTTGTAAATTTCTTTGTGACACTGTGCACATATCAATATCTCCCTTTTCTCACTCTTCCTTTCAATAGTCTTCTTCTTCCTGATAGGTTCCTGATCATATACGAAAGTCACTGGAATTCTCTTGTTGATGCCTAGAGCTTCTTTAGGAACCTCAGACAGAACGACAGCTTCAGCTTTAAAAATATCCCTTAATAGAGGCAAAGGCAATAAAGCATTGTAGAAAGGCATTTTAGCTTTAAAGAATTGTTCCATACCATTAACCATATACTTATAGTAATAATATGGACAATTCTTACACACAGATTCAACAGTAAAATTTGAGTTCGGGGATTCAGTTATCTTACCAGCAATTTTGATTATTTCAGCATGGTTTATTACATCCATGTCAGCTGATAACCACCTGACCCACGGAGCACTGAAACCTTGCGCTAAGTTTCCGTTTGCATCTAAAAAACAGTCCACAAATTTTGCGAACTTTCCAAGGCGCAAAATTTGTTTCTTCCGTAACTGGGAATATTTATCAACCTTATTAAACCATACTGTATCCAAACCATAAGACGGCAATCCATAATATGAAGCACCAGTTTCAAGCATGGCGTAATCATCAGGACACACAATATATTTCGTGTCCATCAATCGTCCGGTACCGTAAATAATAGCTACCCCGGGCTGAACACGACGAACTCTGCCAATTTCCTGTCCTTCCATAACCCTGGTAAATCTACCCCTAGTATTATGATAAGCTTTGAGCTCTTCATTATACCAGGAATAATTCTTCCAACCGGAAGACATGACAATGGAAATTGGTAAAGTAGTACCAGTCCTAAAATAGTCGGTAGTTATGATTATATATTTTTTAGACTTGAGAGTCTTTTTGTCTTCTTTCATGTTCCACTGTTCCCACATATCCCTTTTACACTTCTTGACAATATTCGGGTTGATGCCAGAATAAAGTGCGTAAGCTTCAACCTGTACACCCTTCCCATTCTCATCAATCCATCTATCATTAAGCATAATAGGTAAATACTTGGCCATTTCCTCTGCGATAGAAACTGAGGGTACAAAAATCTGTATGTTTTGTTCATAGGTACCAAAGTCATCTAAAGGAAAATCAAGCATACTCAGTGTTTGTTCTTCTGGAGCTCTATATGGGGTAGCAAACTCCACAGTAGCTTTCATACACTTCTTCCACCATTCAAGCAAATCAAAATCGGGTCGCTGGATTAACTCTCCAGGATATTTCTCGGAAATTACATACTCTCTACCAATAGGTGTGGCAGTGCATAAAATCCATTTGGGACCACACTGTGTGTTGTATGAACACTGTCTTTTCACTAGAGACAACATCAAGTGATTAGTTACAGTGATTTCATGAGTTTCATCGACAAACACAAAACCAAATTCGTTAAATAGATCACCCCAAGCTTTGATATAGGATGAATGTTCTTCGATAGTTTTTCGGGCTGTGTCAGTACTCATGATGTGAACTTTTGACTTCAAACCATTAGTATCAATTTGAGTACCATGATCTTTGCCTCCCCACCTACCAGAAACAGCGTAGTTCAAACCGTATTCCTCGAGAACAGAAGGAATGTGATCCATAGCGTTTTGGCAAGCAGATGTTGTAGGAATTAGCAACAAAATTCTGGCCGTATTGACAGTCTCCTTGATTGTTCTAGCCAGAGCCAAAGCTATAGCACGGGTAGACTTCCCAGCACCAGGAGGCAAAATCAATTCGTAGTACTGACCAGCAGGTGTTTTCAGCATATCAGAAAAAACTTCATCCACAGTTTTTTTTGGAATTGTATTGATTACCTGAATACACATTTCCTCGGTTTCATTGTTCGGATTCTTCATGAGTAAATGAGTACCCTGTAGCGCAATTGCCCCAAAATTATTGAAGAAATAATTACCAGAACCTCCCGGAGAAGGATTGTGACACAAGACATTCTTGTCCTCTTTCTTTCCACGAATTTTCTCCGTTACACCGAAATTTATTGTACCGTTGCCGTCTATAGAAACAACAACACCACCATCGGTCGGTGTGGCCTGCACATTTTCATATAGAGTTCCGTAACGACTCATATCGTTTGTAGCACTTCCCTTGGCAGAACACTTGTGAACGGTTCCATCAACATCAATAACAGGTCCATTCTTAGTTGTGTGCCAAGGAAGATCACCAACTTTTGATGTACAGTTCATTCCACCACATAGTTCATATTCTTCTTTGCCAGTTTTGGCATTAATTCCAATAAACCTTGCACCAATCAAAACATCACGTGTCATGAGATGCTCCCTCCACGAGACGATAGGTTCGGTTTTGACTGGTTCAGATTCAGAAATAAATGAATCTAGCACTACTTCATCCATAGAAATGGGTACACCCATCCTCCAGGCAGCTAATAACATTTTAATCCTCTTAAAAGAAAGAGAATAAATTACTAGGATCACGTCACTATATAGGGCAGAACCCATTACAGTGAAACAACACAGAACAGAACATAGGAACATATATCCATAGTAGATCATGGAATATCTATGTTCCATGATTTTCTGTTCCTCAGTTTTCAATTCAGAAAACTTTTGGATTTGAGCACTCATTAAAGAAGCTAAAGAAGAAAACACTTCTTTAGATTGATTTCTGAGAAATTCCATGTGTTCCACATTCAGATTTTCCGAGAATTTTGATATAATTTCCTCTTTAGAAGTCATGACACTATCCCTAAACTCGTACATGGTATCTAAAGCAATATTCACGTCATCTGTAGAAAAAGTTTTGAGCATATTAAAATTGTTGTCATAATATTCCTGTAACGCACTGAGGGCGGAATCTAATGTAGCTTTGCTGCTATCGTAGGTAAGTCGTGTATAGTAATCCACGACATCACCTGTAGAAACAGTAACAACATCATTTCCTAAGGCGTTACATAAGGGTTGAGTCCAAAAAGAGTCAGGACCACAATCTAGAAATTTGGACAATTCTTCTTTGCCCATAGTTACAAAATATGCGAAATAAAACATAAAAGTTGAACAAGCGTACCATCCAAAAGCAGCGGATTTTCTACCAGTAAACGCTGCACTCAGACATCTAAAGAAAAAATAATATCCAATAGCATAACACAACCAGGTAGCAGTCGAAAAAGTAACTTCGTAACCAGTTGTTGATTGTTTCCATTGTGGCGGCTGATAGAATAATCTAATTGTGGAACAAATAATTAAAAACATCACCAACCCATTCACAACGGACTTCTCTGTTTGGGTAGCATGAGCTCTTTGATTTGACCAATTTGGATCTTTACGTTTTTGTTCTTCGGTCATGTGCGTACCACCCAAGAAATTCAAAATAGAATTGCCCATTCTCAACAAGCTTCCAACAGCTATTAACAACAAAGCTATAGTGGTAGCATAGTATGAAATAGTTATCAAAATGGCAGGCATGTTCTCAAACAATATAATCTGTGGCCAATGTATCGTTGTATGTACATTGATTGCACTTTCTGTACTCCATCTTGAAATATAATGATTATTCCACAACCATTCTACAACAAGAAAAAACCAATATTCAAGGAGTGGCAAAGCACAATAACCTTCGAAAACTTGTCTTCCCCTTAAAGAATAAGACCTCATTTTTTGAGGACTAGAGGTATATTTGTACATAATATGTACACCCTCAGAATCGTCATAAAAGACCATATGTGGACACTGTACGGTATCCAGATATGTATAATCCATTTCAGCAAACTTATTATAAACTCTTTCAGTGAGTTTCTTCACATTGGTCTGTTTCTTCTGTAATTCTCCCAATGAGCGTTTTTTTATACCAACAACTCTATCGATAATTTCTTGGTCTTCAGATATTTTATCCTTTCCAAGAATAACAGCAGCCCCAGACTCAGCTAAATCATCAATTCTATCACGAGTTTTTTCATATATCTCTTTTCCGAGATTTTTAGACTCTTCAATGAAAGCTGTAAAATTGAGAGTGGACTGTATTTCGTCTACAATATCGGAACCCTTAATTTCAGGTTTTTCAAAATTAATGCTATCCCAAATGGACCACAACCATTGGGGTCCGTATCTAAGACATTCTTGATCGCAATAAGATTTTTCACCCTTACCATGGCACTCCCTGTTTTCATACATGTACCAGGTATTACATTTAAGATTCCATGGTTGTTCAACACCATGCTCTCCTCCAGGTATGCCATATAGAGGACAGTTATATCCAAACCAAATACAATCGGTTCCAGCAATGGGAGTCTCAATAGGAGTCTTTGTGATAGAATTGGATACGCCAAGGGCTATTCCAGTTATAGCACCAGTTATGCCCACTATATAACAAAAAATAATAAAAGCTCTCTTGAAGTATCCCCCATTGGTGTAAGAATTTTGTATTGCGGTATGACACCAGATAGCGATCCACTTGATTAATTCTATAGCTAGAACAGGTATACACCCGAGACAATAGAAAATAAGACAGAGAACAGCAGAAAAATTATTAAAATGACTTATCATCTTAACATTATTACCCGTTCCATCAATTCTCCTGATGTTATCTGCCATTAACCAAGTATAAACCCTATCGTAAGGTTCTTCACAAGGCGCAGCTGGTATATATAATGGCAAACGATTAGCCATCCACCGGTGGAGATCAGTTATGATCCCGTTGCCAATACACATAGGCCATATAGTGTGATGATTTCCCAAAACATTACACATTGGACCAACCATAGTATATATATCAGCAGATGACAATGAGATTCTTAACACAAACCAAGTAAGCATGACCCATTTACTAAAGAAACCTCCAATAAACAAACCAAATAAAATGGTTCCAAAGACCTGCCAGAAATAAATGGGTTTTAAAACCAAACTCCAGACTATCCAACCAATGTGAGCAACCAAAAAACTGAAAGAGGAAGCTGTACTAAACTCAGCTATGAAACTAGATTTTGGATGAGGGGTTGCGTCTCTGTTTAAGAGATATTTACAAGCACCCGACGGAAAAATAGCTTCTTTGAGATCCATATCCTCCAACTCTTCGGGACTAGGCATTGTGACAAACACTGTAAAATCTTTGCCCAGGGTTTCCAGTATATTTTTAATATACCTGTGATAACCAGGAACTAAAATATCTACAATAATAATCTCCTCACAAAAAGTGATGGTTGCAGGAGAAAAACTAGATTTCTTGAGCAGCCTTAATTGTATAGAATCAGGTTGGGTCTGATTTGATGCAATAGTAGCATTTATGCCATATCCAGCAGACGTAGAACTAGTGCCCTGTGCACTTTGTACCCTATCTGATCTCCAGACATTGGCATATTCAGCAGCTTTTTCGTTCATCCAATCGAAGACGTAGCCATATATAGACAAAATATCATCAATATCCTGTTGGACATACACAATCGCTGGCATTTCGCGCATAAGATATGCAACAAGTTCTCCAGCCATTCTAGTGTAGGCTCCGGTGGCATTGAGTTCAGTAGAAACTTTAACCGTTTCTGAACCAGGATTCAACAATGCTATTGTGTCGGTCACGGTGATATTGTTGTGGTGGGGTCTAGCAATCTCTGTAGTATTACGAGCCCTACCCTGCCCATCATAAGTAGTTGTCGTTTGAGAACGAAGTGGCAGAGCACCGGGAGCGTTCACGGGATTTCGAGCAGCATTGATGTCTTCAGCAGTTATAACAACGTCCATTTGCGCGTTATTCGTGACTTGTTGTAGAGTGTGCGCACCCGCGTTAAACATATTTTCTAACATAATAGCAATAGTTCCAGGAGTGGTAGCAGCACCCACGTTTGCGCCCAATCTGACAGCATCTGTACCACGAAACTCCATACGAGAAGGCTGTCCGGTTGACTGTAACTCTCTACCAACCTCAACACGTGTATCTGGCCTATCTATGACAGTAGTTGTAGCGTGACCAAAATTTTCACGGGTATTACGCGTTCTTGTCATATTTTCGGTGACTACTTCTTTCTTTGTAACCTCAGTTCTTTCAAGACCAACACCCAAGTCCTGTTTGATAATGATATGGTCTTTACGCTGTTTCTCAACATATTTCTGTACATCTTTAGGAGTCGTACCTAGAGAATATACACCCATATCACCATTAAACCGTAAAACATGAGGTTGATTTGGCCCAGCTGGGTTCGCAAACATAAAAGAATGTCTACTTTTCTTCATAGTATAGGCATTCCAAACTATAGATTTAAAATCATCACTATTGTCCAATCTAAAGAATTCATACACAGAAATTGGACGCGTATTCGCATCATGCGTCAAAGACACGTGATTTTCAGAATAAGCGTTGTACCATAGATTACATCTAAAAAAAATCTTTACCTGTTTAATAGTTCCATCTCTGAATTGCACTTCGGGACCAAAACGATTATTAACATAACTACTTTTGTAGTCCTCTCCATAAAGAGTTCTTAACATCTTATCCACAAACGGGAAACTAAGATGTTTCAATTTGAACATTTTATGGAACAAACCATTTTTGCTTCTATGCATGTTATAGAAATCAGATTCTAGACCCAGCATTTTAGCAAGCTCGATAACAGTTCTTTTGAAACAAACCCCCCATTTGGATTGACGTTCAGGGTCAGCTTCGTCAATCTGTTTCTGTAAGTCGTTGAACAGGAGGAGGTCTTCCGACACACAATTTGGTCCAGGGCTCACTTTACTCAAGTAAACATGAATTGGTCTACCATCTTTAGCTTGATCAGCAACGTATTTAGAGGAATGAGCCACACCATCTTCTAATATACGTCGTCTAATAGATCCTACTGCTACATCTGAAAGAATCGTAGGGTTTCCCCCAACCGAGTATTGTTTGTTCACAGTAGTAGGTTCTGAGACGGGTATATTAGGAGTAACAGTGGTGTAATGATAGCATCTTTGTTCATTATAACGAACTAAGAAACCATTAATTGCAGAAGGTCGACACTCGTACCTGGCCAACAACTGTTCTAAAAAAACAGCTGTCGGCCATGCAAATGCATTGCCATCATTTTGAATCTTTTTCGCACTAGTTTTCGTGAAAGCCGACACCCAACAATATCCATTTGTTTTATCAACATATAATATAGGATTCTTGCGGACATACGGCTTTTTCTTTTCTTCACCAGCCGCACCGGTTTTCTCCCGTTTGCGCTGTGAAGCTTGTTGACTAGTCTTCTCTGCATTCTTAAGATTCTCAGCATTGGGTTTCATAGCAGCTTTATTTTTAGCTTTATTAACAGCTTCATCACTAGAACTGTCATCCTCTAAAGAAACCCTAAGAGTTTTGAAAACCTTCCCAAATGCAAAAGCTTCTTTAATTTTACCAGGAATATGAATATTTTCCTGATCTTTAGTAGCCGCATATAATTCATTCATCTGATTCTTAACAGCTTCCGATGGTCCAACAAGCCGTTCATTTCTTGGTCTACAATCTTTGATACAATGTCTTCCCCTAGAGGAAAAGCTTATACAAGAGTGATATAAGTCTTTTCTACAGTAGCAACAACCAGGACACTCAGGTTTCCCACCAATCTCTGTTAGTTGTAAATTTAAATTCCAGTATCTAGATAGTGGAACCCGTGGTAATTCGATATCAACATGTAACTGCAATGTGTGGATATCCTCTTTACATTTAGTATGGACCGTAAAACCAGGTACCATAATCTGCTCTGGACAGTATAAGCACTTTCTGATGAAATTCAATCTTTTCAACTGAACCTCATTCAATGTTTCCCAATCTATCTTTGTATATCTTCCAAACTCTTGATTTAGGATACTATTCAATGTATTCTTTACATCAATAAGAGTTGGAAATCTACCCAGATTCGGAATAGACCTGTCTCTATAAGCACTTAAATTTATGAATAGCAATTCGTAACACTTTCCTTCTTTCCCACCAATCAAAGCATCCGGATATTCATTAAAAATAGCTCCAAAAGTATTCCTGAAGTCCGGATGTGAGCTTTCAAAATGTAAAAAACATTTCGGTTCTCCATTGTTATTGAGGTGAATTCCAAGAGTGTAAGTTGGAACTGTGACTTCATACTTAGAAGCTAGAGTATCCATTACAGTCTTATAAGAGTCCTGTAGATTGCCACCAACGATACGAGCTATCTCTTGATGTAGCTCTTCTTGGAATTTTAACATAGTTGGAAAAGGACCAATATCTCTCCTAGGTAGCTGCAAACAATCCCAAAGTCTGAGATAACAGTAGCCTTCGTCTGTGGGTGAAGGATTTGAAGCACCAAGTACGGCATTTCTATATCCTTTACAAAAGTCACCATACGTCATTGTACCAGGATTTTTTGAATCCATATGTAGATAATCTACTGTCCAAATCCTCACTCCGTCCCAACAATGATCTTCAGTCCTAAATGAAAATGAAGGAATTATAGTACTTTCCAAAATGTTAATTGTTTTGACAAAATCATCAGCCCTAAAATTGCGCACCCTATTATTGAATGCAGTAGTTACAGCAAAATAAACTGCTGCGACAATTCTGAAAACTCGAGGATTAGGTCCGAGGTTTACTCTAGGTATTTGCAAACAATCAAATAAATTGAGATAACAATACCCCTCATTATCCACAGATAAATGTCTGATAGAGGGTTCAACATCAGTGTTTAAAACGGTACCATCAACATAGCGACCGATAACGTTTCTAACCGTGCCGCCTATAACAGCGTCATGATATTCGCAGAGAAAATCCCTGTAAGTCATTTCAGAACGAGAAGAAGTCATCGGAAAATGAATACATCTCTTCAATACATCCATTCCATTTGCTTGCAGGATACTCTGTTCATAAACTATAAATGAAGGAATCTTAGTCTCATAAATTTTCATCAATTCTACCATTTCCTCACTAATAGACGTGAAATTCTGTTTCATAGTGCGTCTAACTGACTCAGCAAACGCATATACAGTGGGATATGAACCAAGCCCTCTCTTTGGAACATTGAGTTTGTCAAACAACTTAAAATAACAAAAGCCATCAATATGATCATAATCTGTGGGTGGAGATATGTTAGTGCGGTATTCAATTCCACCAATGAATTTATATTCATTAGCGGTCAAAAAATCTCCAAACGACATGTCTGATAAATTTCTGTGATTTGCCATGTGCAAGATTCTCCCATCTTGAGTAAAAACAGGAACCTTCAATTGTCTCAAATTTAACATGAAGGCATATAATCCGTTTTCATGGTTGCCAAGATTTAAAAACTGTTGTCTAGCCTTGAGAATTAGGTTACCACAAACACGACCAACACTAGGATATATCCCATCATCTACACGTTCAATACCCAAAGCATCGTACAATCTCAAGTAGCATTTACCCATATCAGAGGGTTGCCCACCAATGAAATCATGACCGTATTGGGAAATCAGATCTTTGAAGGTGATGTTACCACTAGTTTTCGAGTCCATGTGTACTATTGTTGAGCTAGTTAACATGTTATCAACTATCTTTGTCTCAGTTCTCACACTGAAAGAAGGAACAGTCTTTAATAACATCTCGTCTAGTTTCAGAGATACAATAGCCCACCAAAAGGCATTATACTCTCTTTCAGCAGATTTCTCAATTTCATTGTGAACGTGAGCGAAAACAGACATAACTCTCGGAAAAGGACCCAAATCTTGTCTTCTCACCTTTAAACAATCCAATAAGTTATAATAACAATAACCTGGATCTGTAGAAGTATGGTAAAATGAAAAATCTCCCATTTCCTTGATCCAATATATAAATATATCTCCAACCTTGACTGGATATTGATATTCATATTCCTTCGAAACTGAAATGTGATTCATATAAAACATTTTATCAACCGGATGATTTGAGATCCAAATCGGTCTATTATAAAGAGTTCCAAAAATTTCATCTTCTTGAGAAAGAAGCTTGACGATCTGTTCTTTTATAGTCACACCAACAACTTGATGCCTATAGAAACCATCAATCGTAGTTAAAGATTCGAGATATTTCTTTCCCCCTCTAGAGTATTCTTCCCAATCTTTAACTTGTTCAGTTCCAAAGAACTCATTAAGGAAGCGGTAGAAACATCCAGGGACCGGTTTCTCTTTTTCAAGGAAATCATTCCAGAAATTGAATTTACCAACAATATTCTTTAGCTGTTGTTGATCAGTTATATTCTTACCCCAAATCATATTGTAGTTGTTAACACCACGCTTTCTCCAAATGTGTTCACAATTTTGAAGAGTGGCATGGGCCATTAGAGTATTATAAAATTTAAACTGTTTCAATTGTTCAGGTTTGGGTTCTTCACCGGTGTCTCTAACAATGTCAATTATATGAGCAGAAAACAAAAGAGTTTTCTCATTTAACTCCTTTTCAACCACTGGAATTGACCAATAGTATTCATGACAATCAGCTATGAGTTTAATAATCAGCTTCTTTAAAACAACTAATGAAACTATCAAAATAGTTCCATAGGCCATGCAATACTGTATACACCTAACTAAGTCTTCCGGTGGTTCCTGTTGTGCTTCAGCGATTTCATAAAAACCTTGCATATAAGCAAACACAGCTATGAGGCGACCAAAGACAGTATTCAAGATGTTCAGTTTGACAATAACATAAGAACACAATAATATATATGCACAGAAACCAATAAACCAAAAACTGTCTTGTGAAGAGACAGGTTCTGTCTCAATTGGTTTCTCAATGTCTTTATCTAAGTGTACAAACAATCTCATAAACTGTTCACCATAATGATCTTTAATCGTGATTTCTATTCCAATAAAACAGTCGTTTATCTTAGATTCAACTGCACCGACCTGGAATTCAGAATGTTCGGGAAGTAAATATGCATAAGAGCATAAACAAACGTTATCGCCTCCGCGAATATCATCGTTTCTATACATTTCATAATCTTTTAGAACTACGAATTCACTATATGCTCTATTGAAATATGCATTACCAAAATTGACATGGTCTTCATAAAAATGGGCGCAAGTCAATCTTGAAACACCCTGCAACTCTTTACCAACAACCCAATGGGTATCCTGATACATCAATTTGTCGGTTCTTAGCTTCACATATCCTGCATTAGGTATTTTTGGGATATATGGTAAACGTTTGGACACCTTTGGTTTTTCGATACGACTATCTAGATCAATTGGAAGTGCGAAAAACTGCTTCCCATAACGATCATTGATGATTATTTGAATTCTTGTAAAGCAATTGAATGCTTTAGATTCAACATATCCAACTTCGTTAACAGAGTGATCGAGAGGCAAAAATGCATATGAACACATGCAAATTCCCTCATCTTTCACACTACTATTAACAGTCCACTCTTTATATTCTTGGGTAACAGAAAGGTTTCCACCGTCTCTGAAAAAGAAAACCTCTCCAAAGACCGTGTGATCATCATAATAGCGAGCACAAGTCAATCTTGAGGTACCCTGTAATCTCTCACCAACAATTAGTTTAGTATCTCGATACAGAAGATTGTTGGTCTTCAACTGAACATAACCAACGTTTGGCATTCTTGGACTTGAAGGAAAGGCGAAACAAACAGGTAAAAACAATATAGCAATAATTAATATAATTATAGGTACACCATTAGATCTGTCCATTCTTCCTGATTCTTGGTTCAATCTTTCAAGTCTTTTAAACCAGAAGTTTCTAGCTATCCAAACAAATACAGCTGTGGTAAACATGGCTGCGAATGTGGCTAAACCAAGAACTATATCTTTAGCTTGTTGATCATCGGAACCTATCCAAACATTGGGCATTTTAGCTAAAATTTGGAGATTCTTAAAAGTCATAAATTTTCTTTCATGAAGACCAGTAACATGGTAATTCCCGGGACAATTATTTTCTAAGAAAACGATTTCAGGAATCAAACCATTATTTTCAAAAATAGCCAAAAAGATATTCATATCTTCTTCCCAGCACCCATATTTCTCTGAAGTCTTCTTAATTCCAGTGATGCCGTCTTTGTAAATTTTGGTAAATTTAGAAAGGACTTCAGCACCAGTAGGATATAAATCTAAATCACAGTTTTTTGTAAAACCAAAGTAGTCGAATAATCTCATATAACACAAACCATGTCTATAATTTGCGTTCTTCCTGAAAACTAAGTGAGAAGCATTTGTGAAATTAAATGAAATTCTCACACGATTTTCAGGGTACACATATTCAATTTTGTTAGCCCTAGATCTCAGAGAAAGATTATCAACATCTTCCGTATAGTTGTCAATATTATTGACAAATATATCATTATGTTCAAGTCTGTCTTTGAACTCTTTAAAAAGAAATTGTTCATTATTAACTCTTCTTCTTCTAACATTGTATGAGTGATCAAGAGAACCAAAATTATTCTGTCCTCTAGTAACAACCACATAACAATGAATTAGAGAACGAATCTTTTTGGTAGTATATTCATCCATTTGATCTTCAGATCTGAAAGCCAAACAAAGCTTTTTAGAGGGGATATCACTCTCTTCATAATTCAATCCAACAATAGTTTTTTCAATGAAATTAAAACGATTAGACATATCAAAAGTTAAAAGATAATCATCCCAATCTTCTGATATTGCATTGAGTGAGACAATTTCCAACTCACATTGTTTAAGCGGAACTCCGAGTCTGACAGCTCTCATGATCTCAGCTTGCATTCTAAAACAGTAGATGGCATCAGACGGTTCATTAAAACTGATATTCATCAAACAGAAAATTTCATTCAAAGCAGGTTCAGTATAAATCCACTCATCAGAATCGAATTTCTCAACAGCAGCTTTAAATAAAGCTTCTTTTTCATCAGTACTCAATTGTGTTTCGTTGATATGCGAAACAGAATTAGGATGATTGAAAATCATCTGCAATTTCTCAGACATAACCTGAAAGCTCAAATTCTCGTCATCCCTTAAATACATCTTTCCGCTGGAAAAACTTCCATCAAAATCTTCATCTTTTTGTTCAGTCGAATCTTTTTGAGAATTAATAACTTCAATTATAGGTTCATCTGCTCTGTAGAGTCTGTGTAGATCTACACCACTATCTCCATACAAGCAATCTATAAGTAATTCTGTACGTTCAGAAAAATCTTCGGAACTATTTATGATAGTCTTAGTTGGAACCAATTCAGGTAGAACATCATCCTCTGAAGTCGATACAGAAAAATGCTCAAAAATGCTTAACTGTTGCAAGGTTCCAGTTAAGTTTTCATCATCCGAGGTCAAAGAATAAACAATTCGATTATCTCTTTGTTCCCTAGTGACACCAGAAGAATTTCCTTCACCATTATCAGTAAGTAAAGGATCTGTTCCACCAACTACAATTTCCATATGTTCATTCAAATAAGCCAATTGGCTATATGAATAAGCCATAGAATTCTCAGTTGGTTCTCCAGTCATGTGAACTAAAACAAAGTCAGTCCATTGTCCAGAAGGGGTGAAATCGATCTCTACATGAAACTTATGTTTTGAATCGAAATTCTTCCTGGCTCCAGAATCAGAATCTTGTACCTCAAAATCATAAGAATCCAGAGCATTATTTAAGATTCTATATAACACGGTATCCATATCAGGAAACATCTTCTGCATGCACTTTCCATTCTTCCATGTCAATTGATTTGAGGCATGACAAAAACCTGGAAGCTCATGTATTTTGATCACCAAACCCGTCTGTCTATTAATTATTAATCCATCTTCTCCTGTGTAAAACCTGAAATACTCTTTCATGCTATAGTGGTATAAAACCATATACACTACGTTCATAGAGTGTTCATATCCATGGGGAACTCCAGTCCAAGAATCATAAAAGATTGTTAAGAGATGATAAATTGTCTTCATCTCAAACTTATCATCCTTTCCGATCGACAGAAAGATTCTACAGACGAAAAGAATATCGTTGAGTTTATCACTATCAACAGTTTTGTTAATATATTCAGAAAAGTTATTAACAACTGAACTTACCAAAAACTGTCTATTAGAATACTTGTGGAATAACAAAAAGGAGACAATTTGATCACAATAATTACGGGGAATCTTGTTGTCACGCAAGTTGTAAATAAAACCACTACAAGTTGCAACGATACTTTCCAGTGTTTGTCTCATCTTTAACGAATCAAATTGTTTTAAAAACAAAGACAAAGATTCTGGATTTAGTGAAATGTCTCTCGCTCCATACTTGACAATCTTATTGTATGCATTATCTACTAAAGCACTGGTATATGGAGTTAAAGAATGTTTGTGGACATCAGGAAAACAACCGTAGGACTCTTTAACAAAACTCTTTCGGGAATTCCACTGATAAGTGCAAGTCCCCTGGAGTGGTTTGAGAAGTTTCTTAATAGTTGGTCCAACTATTTCAACAAATGAAACATGTCCTACAGTCAACAACAAATACTTGCCAGCAGGAACAGAATCAAACATCTTCAACATTTCACTTCCGATGTAAGTGGAAACATCTGGAAAAACGATATGATTGACGTTAAATTCGTTCAATAAATATACCAATTTATTATGAGAAATTTTTCCGTGATTCAAACCAAGTTCATCTTTAGATTCATCTCTTTCCTCACATTCATAGCGTTGAATAGGATAAAAATTTTGTCCAAGAAAATCGTAGAATTTCTCAATCTTATCACAACACATATATAATGAATTAACCCAACATGAATTACCATCAGAAGTAGTTTCAGTAACAACATAAGCCTTACGTCTAAATGAGTTACTGTTTTCTGACTTGATAGTATAAACGCTTTTAGCAACCTCATGTTCAAACTTGGAAGCATTCTCTTCTGCTACATTGATCATCGTCCAGTCATATTGATCTTGATCTAAATTGCTTCTCAAATCTTTGAGAAGAAAATTATTCAAGAAAGCATGGTGTTCCAAGTCTCTTATCTTAAAGGTAACAGCTGGCTTATCGTTGATCTTTGTAGTCTTATGGACAAGACCAGCCGGATTGGTTACGATAGAACCGATTTTCATAAATCTAGAATCTTCGAACATTGAACAAAAACGAGCCCAAGTGAATGAACCTTTTTCCTGTTTAATATGAATCATTCTACCAACAACAGTGAAATCGTTGACAATTACGTTTTCAATTGATTTAAAATTATTCTGCTTAACGTATTGTTTCACGTATTCGATGATCAACTTGACAGACGGCGAGCGATTGAAATCCCATTCTCCAACACCAAGTGTACGAAGAATGCGATTATAACACCAGCCGTTTTCCTCACGGTGAGCTATGGTCTGCTTCGGAGTATACTTTCTGTTAACATTTCTGTTGACGACATTTTGAGCCTGTTTATTCATTCTCAATTTATTGACCTGTTCCCAAGCCAAAGAAACACACTTATGAGCCTGGTTAATATCATCCAAATCAGACCTAAAAGTGATTGGTTCAATCATTCTTTTATCTAAATAATCATCAAAGAATTTCTTACCCTCACGAGTGAGAGACTCATATCTTTCATAATACTTTTGGAGTTGGCTTTCTCTAAATTCACGTTGACGTTCTTCACGTTCTTCACGACGTTTTTCAAAACGTTCTCGCTGTTCTTCATTGTATTTAATATCAGCCTTAGCTTTTTGTTCGAGTTCAAAACGTTCTTCAATATCATTTTGATAGATCCTTTGGGCGTTACGAGCATACTTCTCTCCCGAGAAATATTTGCCAGATTTGACCTTTTGAAATGCAGTTCTCTGCAAATAGGTTTGGACTCTCCAATTTTTAATAATACTTGCATCATTAAGATGTGCATTGATTTCTTCCATCATTTGCTCTTGTCGACGGGGATCCTTCTTTTGTGCTTGAATTCTTGCTCGAGCTTTATCTCCACACTTAGATCTATTAAAGATCTTCTGTTTTTTAGTAATCGGCTTAACATAATTGTCCTTAACAGAAATGGGAACTTCGCCACCCCAACACTTTTGAATGGAGCCATAACAATCGATGTAATAAACATCATCTTCATTTTCCCTCTTTCCACCGGGATTATAGGTTCCCATGCTAACCAATTTAGCTTCAGTAATCCTAATATATTTTTCGGTCTCTTCGGAATTAGAAGTAAAGCGACGTTCAAGCGCTTTAATTTCTTCCCAAGTTTGATAATTTCTAGCTTTCTTCTCTTCGAAAGGTAGACGTTGCCCCAACTTATTTCTTCTGTAATCTTCATAAAATGAAGACTTTCCAACTGCTTTCGACGGTTGAGATTTTGCGATACGATCTTCTTCTGCTTCTTTATCAAACGCTCTTGATCTCTCTTCACATTCAATTTCCTCCTTGGTGGGAAGCGGTTTTCCCTTATAGATCTCAAGAGAGTGGTCAAAACGACCAGCAGTGGCACCAAGATTAAAGATTTGATGCTTAACATTCCCACTCTTCTCTTCTCTTTGGATTTTCAGCTCAGCTTCTTGCATGTTGTCAAGACTCGCAACGATTTGATTGAAGTTCAAAATAGCACCACCGATTTGAACTTCATTGCATCCATTGTCTTTGGTAGCCAATTGGAATGCTTGCCACATAGTGACATATTCTACCTTTGTCTGTTTTCCTTGAAAGTTTATGAAAATATGGTGATCTTCCTCAAAGGTTGAATCACCAAGTTTGCACTCATAGTGCTTTTGAGTAATCGGACACTTGGTTGAGCTCTGCATGAGACGGAAGATATTGCGCGCGTCTCTACTAGCATCACCAGTTTCGGTCTGAAAAATGGGATTATACCCACCGAAAGACATATTCACCGAAGTTTTAGAAATTTTAAGATTTTTTGTAGATTTTTTGAAAATTTTCCTTGTTTTTTGTTTCTTTTAACTTTAGAAAGAGTTAAATAAATTCTTGAAGGTTGACCTTGAGCTTTAAACCAGGCGTCTTGATTCACGTACGTCTGTTGTGGAAAAACTGGGTTAACGAACTGATGATTTATATTTGTTCTCTCGTAGATATTTGGAAATGGTAGGAGTGTGTTATGCTCCAGTGATAAATTTATTTCTTGCAAGCACAATCGACTTAGGACCGAATGTACTTTATAAATTGATGTATTATCTTGTAGTTTATACGAAAAGATTTGCTTTATCTGCGGGCTCGTCTTTACGGCAAG